ATTTTAAAAGACAGGTACCACAAGCATGTGCAATTTTAGCTTTCCCAATTGTTGGCCCATCATTAGCAAGGTCTACCATCTTCTGCACATCATCTGATGCACCATAGCGTTGAACCACACCATGAAATTCCTCTACATCGTGTGGTCGTAAATAATATTTGTATTCACCTGTTGAGGGACTTATTAGATAATTCCCATCTTCGTCCCGCTTAGCACCCAAGTGATACAACTCATGTTCTATCAATGCACAAAATTCTGTATCACTTGCCTGTGATGCAAACTTTGCGTCGATAGTGATAATGAAGTCAGGGACACAGCCGAACCAATCAATCATCTGTTTTTCTTGTCGTAACTTGCGCCAGCCACCTGCCATAGGTGCAAACTTTTCAGTTTGGCCCAATACAACACGGTCAGCTTTAATGAATGCTGAAGATGCCCATAGAACTTTAAATAAGGTGCTAGGCCACGGCGATATATGGGAGTGATCAGGGTTATAGAGTTTTCCATCACTTGAAATGAAAGTATCGATAATCCACTCTTCAAGTTCTTTTGCTGGCTCAAAATCAACATTATCTAAAGGGTCGATATTTAGAAGTCGTTCTGGCGGGTATGGTCTTTTCATAAGTTTCGCCCATTAAAAAACCACCCGAAGGTGGTTCGCTTAAAACAACATCGACATCTGCCCAAACTCATAAATGATTAATGTAAGGACTAAAGCCGAAACCGAGATTACAAGTACATCTTGTGAAGCCATACTTTTCTCCCTTTATTGTTCTTTTTCTATACTCTCACAACTAGAAATATTTTCAACACTGAAAGAATACATTTCTCACAATTTACAGGGATAGATATGTAAAAAATTATACATGAGCATTTTATTTGTTAATTAATCGTAAAGGCTTGTTCTTAGATTCTTAACCCGCTCTTTCAACTTAATCATTATGCCATCTATCGCCAGCATCTCATTACGAGTCAAACCTGAACGGCTTAAGTTCTGGTACTTAGACAGCTCAGCACTACAGAACTCTAAGTCTTTTTTCGCTTGTACTTTATCTGTCATAACACCACCAAATAAGAAAAGAAAACCCCGCCAATAATGCATATTGAGCGGGGTTTTATGTGCCGTAATCCGTTCGGCAAATATCACCGAAGTGACGAGGGTTTATCTAACTTCTTTCAAACAATCCCGACACACCTTGATTTCTTCATCATCAACCGTGTGATCAATCTCTGTTGCGCCATGAAGGCCAAATAAACACATTAACAATCGGAGCATTTCGTACATCTCCTCGGATTGGTCTTAAGGATGAACTGAACTACCGAATGCCTCGGCTCAATATTTTCGGTAATGAGCTGTCTATGACAAGTTCACTTCTCTTTAAAATCTGGGAGGCGGCATTAAAATTTAAACCACTACGAATAAAGTTAAGCCGCCATTGGGTGCCTTGATATTGCTTTCACGTAACATTTCTCAAGGCATTAAAAAAGCCCACCTTTCGATGAGCTCTTAAATTCAATTTTTTGGCTTTCGCAATATCAATTCAACTTGATCTGTTGCATCACTTAAATCTAAATCATTCGATACCCAGAAGAAATACAGGTCATCACCAATGATATATTTTTGCTTGTAATATTCTGAGGTTTTACCTTCTTCAATATCACCAGCCTTAAAGTAGCCTTTATCAAAGTCAAAGGATTGACCATTCAAATCACCACCTATACAAATATTCAATTTAACGGCCTAACAATAATAAACTGAAGTACTGTAACACCAAATGCAAAAAAACCCATCAAATGATGAGCGGTAATGTTTTAAGTTACTGGGTAGCCATATTGAAATTTAAACAACTACGAATAGAGTTAAATTGCCATAAAAAAAGCCTAATCTGTGTAGATTAGGCTATTAACTTTAAATCTTTTTCGTTGGTAGCGGGAGCTGGATTTGAACCAACGACCTTCGGGTTATGAGCCCGACGAGCTACCAGACTGCTCCATCAAAGCAACCTTTACTTAAAATATAAGTACTTGTGGCATCAATTACCTAAGGGAAACCTTAACCAATACCAACTTCAGTTATAAATTCTGGATGTGCAGCTTTATATTTGCCTAACATGCTTTTTTCATTTTCTAAAAATGATTTAGGCTCTTCTGACCATGTAGATTTCCGTGAATCTAAGCCCGAATGACTTAGAGCCCAATCAGATACAATGCCATAAATAAACGAGTTATCAGCGAATACTAATTTTGTTTTCCTACCAATATTACTCATGAAAACTTTATGTGTTGGCAAAGAGCCAAATGTACTAATTTGAGTGTAGATGTATTTATAGGTTTCAGGCATAGAACAAAGTACTTAAATGACAGCTCTAATATACCATTTTAATTATTAAAAAAGCCCATCAAATGATGAGCTTTTAAGTCTTGGTCTCGGATAAACCGTAATACGACCAGTATATTTAAACTATAGCCTAGTTATCAGAATAATGATAGACCTTACGCCTTTAAATCTTTGTAGGTTTCTTTCTTGTATTTTTCAATTGATTTTGAAGCTTCGTCTATAGCGGACTCCAAAGCCAATGACATTAAGTTTTCGTACTGCTTCCAAGTTAGACGGTAAATATTCGTTGTCATCCGCATGGTATTAATCCCTGCATAATATAAACGCCCCTTAGCTGTGTAATTTTCTTCCAGTTCAGGATCTAAAGAGAAATCTATAACCATACGCGCAATCAGGTAAGCCAAGTGATTCATGGTAATTTGCTCAGGCTCTCGCTTCTTATCAGCCACGGCGTTTTGAAGCATGATATTTACTAAGTGCATACGCACATATTCATAATCACTTTCGCATTTACCATCAAATACAATTAATGAAGTAACTGACTTAGCCAGCTGTGTATCCATTGTAGCAATGGCACCTAAACGATCTTCGTAGTTCAAAGGCTTTTCCCCAGTACCATGCGCTTGTGGCTCAAAGTTTGGTGACTTCGCAGTAATGCCATGAGTCAACCATTCAAATTGTTCAAATTTATCTGCCATAACTGCATTCATCCATAGTTCCCCAGTGAACCGCACCTGTATCAATCCAATAGCAGTTGTCGCGCTTGCATGGCTTTTGAGTAACCGTATGCCCCATGATTACGGCATCAATACCTGATACATAGGTATATTGCTTCTTGTCCTCATCTAGTCGATCGCGTCCCCACATTGCCAATTGTCCCGCATCGCGTATCGAAGGCAGATCAAAACTAAGCTTGAACTCCTCCCAGTCATTCTCTTCAATGTGCCCATGAACGAATCCAAATTTCTTACCGCGATGTGTAACCTCTAAAGCAATGGGTAATTCAGAAAATGTTTTAGCAATTTGAAATTGATCTTCAACACTCAGCTCGTAAAACCATTCACCACCATTTTCCATGTGGCATTTCAATCCCCAAATACACAGATCCTCATGATTCCCACGTACAGAGGTAAACCACGGCTTAGACAATAGCTCGATGCATTCAACATTTTGGGTACCTCGATCCACCAAATCCCCAACAGCAACAAGCAAATCATTTCCAAAATCAAAACCGATTTCTTTTAAGCGACTTATAAGCAAGTTGTAGCAGCCATGAATATCACCAACCGCATAAAGCTTGCCTGTTATCTCTTTGTCCCAAACCTTAACCATTGCCATTTCATCACCCTAATAATTTTAAAATTTGCTCAATCGCTTTGCCGCTTTTTACTTGCTCGGTGCTAAACCGTATCACCTGATAACCCATCATTGTTGCTTCATTGTATTTCTCTAAGTCTCCTAAATACCCCTTACCCCTTGTATGCCTACCATTACTCCAGATCCCGCCTTCCACTTCGACCAATATCTTTTTGCCCTTTAAGTGAAAATCAGCTCTCCATTTTCGTATAGGGTGAAACATAAACTCCTGTTCAAAATCTATCTTTAAAGCTCTCAGTGCAGTGGCTAATATCACCTCACCCTCACTCTGCACCTTTTCACCTTTCACCTTTGGGCGCTTAGATCCTCTTTTAGGTTTATTCGCACCGATCATCTTTTTGTATTCAGCAATGGAGTAGCTGCTAGTCACCCCTTCACCTCAAACAACTGTTTGGCTTTTTCAGAAGGAATAAATCCTGCTGGTGTCGCATCATCACGTAACACATATCCAGCCTGAACCAATTGATCTAGGTAACGTTGAACTGTACGCGTGGTCATACCCATCATGCCTTGTACATCAACAACACTGGTTTTACCCCGTTTTGCCAGCATCTCCTGTAAAACCAAGATCATTCGTTCACCCTGTCTTACAGCTTGCCTTGCACTGAAATTTTGCTGTTTCATGCTGCACCGCCAAATTTAACCACTTGCCAATCGTTTTCTTCTTTCGCTATTACACAACTGAATGAACAATCAATATCAGGCTCATCTTTATATCGACCTACATGTGGCTTTAGCTCATCTAAGTAAATTGGACCATGCTCGTTCTTTAAGATTGAATGCCCTATTTCTCGTTCAACTTTAGCCATTCTTGCAAAGGTCTCAGGAAAGTCTTTTCGGATCTTATTCCAGTAGCCAGCTCCGCCTTTAACACAACCAATGCAGTTGTTGTTCAAATATCCGAGTTTATACATTGCAGGTAATTCAATATTTGCATCCTGTAACATAGCTAAGCAGTCTGCTTTAGTGAGCTCAGCTTCAATCAATGGAAAGTAAGTTTTAAGATTAGGATTTTTTTCCTCAAACTCTTGCGCTCGATCTATTTCAGTTAAGTCATAACCAAAGACATGCAAATCGCCATATTCTTGAAATGAGCCGCGTGGAATGCGTTTCAACTGAGTTGTACAAGGTGCACCATTAGGACCTTTTAAAAAGTTTCGTCTACTGAAAACCCCATAAATTGAATTCTTCCCTTTTGGGTATTGCGGGTTATAAAGCTTGATAATGTCCTGCCCAAACCATTGCCGACACTCATCAAAGAAACGCTCATTGTCTTCGTGTTCCTCAATAATCGGACTGTTAGCAATAACCACTGGAACATCAGGAAAAAGCTTTGAGGCTTGTTTAAGCATGATTTTTGTTGCTACTGCAGAAGCTGCCCCACAACTAAACCAGCAAATTATGCGCTGTACTTTCATGCTGCCCCCTGCAAACTGCCAGTAAATCCAACTTGCTTGAGGTATGGTTCCCATTTCTTCGCCTGGGCTGGATTCATCAACTTGATTTTGATTCTTGATGCCAGTTGCTCGTAGGAATCACCTGGTGCACTTTGCTTACTGGCAAACTCTGGGTGATGGGCAAGTTTTTGTGCAAATGCTGAAATTTGTTTGTCAGTGAGCTGCTTCGGTTCTGCTGCAGGTGTTTTGCCGTATCCCGTTTTAGTTTCTTGGGAATACTTGGTTCTGTAGGCGTGCAACAGCCAATCGGCAAAGTAGAAATTCAAAAGTTCATCGCAAATGGTTTTGTCTTGGTTATAAATCTCAAAGGCACGTTTTTCTCGTGCCAGCCATTTCGCTGTCATGAGGGTTTCTGGTTCGATGCTGTCATCGGCCAAAGTAATTTCTTCACGAAGTTTTTTTGAGCAAAGCCAGTCTTTTCTTTCAGGGAATTGTTGGAACTGTTCCGTTATTGGAACTGTTCCACTGTTGGGACTGTTTAAGTCAGTATCTTCTGTGTTTAAGAGTACCGTTGTTGGGATGGTTTCCCGACCCTTTACACCCAATAATTGATAAACTTTGACCTGTTTTGTGCGCCCTTTTCGTTCACCTGTATCGACAATTAAGCCATCTTCAATCAGCTCATCGATGATTTTAAGCACAGTTTTACGGTCCATTTCGGTATCTTCTACCAACCGCGCCATACTTGGATAGGCACAATGATCCTCACTCGCTCGGTCGGCAAGTGATAAAAGAACGAGTTTTTTAAGTGGTTTTAAGCTACCGCCTTTCTTTTGTTTCTGGCGTACCTTCCACGCCCAAATCGTTGCATCTAAGCTCACAACTCACCTACCTTTTCATTCACTTGAATGAAACGCCCAAACATAAAAATCTGACCTGCTCGATGCAGACTGGAAATGATTTCACCTGCATACCAAGCCGAAATACGATGTTCATTGATCAGCATTTCCATAAACTCATCACGGGTAACTGCAGCATTCTTTTCATCGCCGTTAACCTTGCGAAGATTTGCTCTACGGATCTCCAGCAACCCATCCAATGTGCGGAGTGCTGGCTCATACCATGATTGTGTCCACTGAACCTGCTTATGCTCAGGTTTCTTTTGAATGGCCTTGTTGGTAATCATGGGACCTCCGCTAAGGCTTGCTCAGCCAGAGTGAGACGGCGTTTTGCATTGAGTTCTATTGTTGAAGCACTACGAACAAACTTTTTGTTCAAGGTTAAAATGCCAATACCAATGTAAACATCGACTGTATTTTCATAGACTTCCATGACGTTATAAATTTCATCGAAGTTGCCTATGACTTCATTAAGCACTACAGCATCACCGATTAAAAAATCCGTATTGTCTTCAATTACTTGTTGTGCTAAATTTAAGTTATTCATAAAGATTTACCCTCTGAATTGAATGTTTGAAAAAGCCTGATCCCGACAATCAGGCTTTTTCTTTTTGTGCATTTGATGTGTACTTCTGCATTTGCTTAAGTGCTGCCTGATCCACGGCGGTACTCAATTCGATCAAGCCTTGGGTAATTTGGTGGATCTCTTCATATTCCGCTGGTGTAATCACCCCATCCTCGTAAGCTTCATACACAACGCGGTTTGCTTTACCGCTCTTGATGTTGTGTTGCATCATTGCTTCAAAGATCGAAAGCTCATGATGTTTGCTTGAGTCGCAATCCACTGGAACCAATGCGTAACCCATCTGATGTGCCCACACCTTTAAAATTTCAGGGTTCTGCGTGTACATCATGATGGTTTCAAGTTTCTTCAAACTCGGTAAGTGATTTGGCATTCCTACGTTGCCGTAGTTGCAAATCGTGTTATGTGAATCACCAGTGACCTGAGCAATTTCTTTTGGTGAAATCCCCTGTGTCTGGTTAATCATTTTAAAAATTGCCGTTTGCGCTTCACGGCTTAGTGTTATTTCTTGCATTTGTGAAATCCTTGATTTGTTTCACGTTTCTTTAAAACATCTACCAAGTAATAATTGGTTATATTGCCAATTGCTTGAAGTCATTAAGAGATGGGCACAACTCAACCGCTTTGAATTTTCCATCTGTCGCCGCTTGAGCTCTCATCGCAACGATCTCAGACATCCTTTTTGTGCCTCGCACCCAGCCAGACACTGCTGGTTGTTTTACCCCAAGGGCTTTAGCTGTGTTTTCCTGCCCACCAAAATGAGTTACGAGCAATTGGAAAATATTATTTGTGGCGTTACTCATGGTTATACCCTCGCTAGATATAACCAATATTATAACTATAGTTATTTTTAGTCAATAACTATAGCTATTTGAACTTATATAACCTTGGTTATATATTTGTTATGAAGATTTTGAGGTTGTGAAAGATGGAATTAAAAGACAGGCTAAAGCAGTCAAGAAAGCGTGCGGGGAAAACCCAAGCAGAAGTAGCAGAAGCTGTGAAAATGTCCCAGCCTGCATATCAAGCCTTAGAATCTGGTCGCAATCTGAAATCATCTTTCCTTCCAATGATTGCTAATTTTCTAAATGTTGACCCTCTATGGTTAACAACTGGTAGTGAATCAACTCCAGAAAAAAGCAATGCAGATATGGCTGCAATGGAAGTTGGTATTTATCAGTCTGGGGATCCTGTGCCAGATGGATATGTAGCCATTGATTATTATGATGATGTGTTTGTTAGTGCTGGAAATGGGTACTTAAATCTAGAAAAACCAAGTAATAATAAAATGTTATTTCCCGTTGATTTAATTAAAGAGTGTAATGTTGAACCATCCGCAACCAAGGTAATCCATGTTCGCGGAGAGAGTATGTTTCCTAAATTAAAAGATGGACAGGCCATATCAATTGATATGTCTGCTAGAACCATTTACGACGGGGAAATTTATGGTTTAACTGGAATGATGAAGGCAAAGGTGGCTTTAAGGCTGTCTCAGCAAACTCTGATAAGAATCAATTTCCTGACGAGTACTACTCTCCTAGCCGAATAGAATCAGAGGGTATATCTATATTGGGTCAGTATTGGTGGAAACAGGTTGTAAAGCGAGTTCGACGCTAGGCTAGCGTAAGACCGCTTTCCCGGATAACGATAATTCTAAAAAAGGAAAGCATAATGATCGGAACACTTAATAAATCCAAAACTGCGCTAACAATTAATCGTCAAGAATTTAAACTGGCGTTAGAAAAAATTGGTGCAGGAATTGACAAACAAATAGCCTCGCTCAAAAAAGCCAAACAAAGCTACGACCCTGCTGAAATAGCAAGTGAGGTTATTGGTGAAGTAAATATATTTGAAGCGATTATTGAGGGTTTTAACGAAGCAGAAAGCACCAACCTGAAGCTAGTGGACATAACCAACCTAGAGGCTGCACAAGGTTGGGTGGATGACTTTTTAGGAAAATATTCTAAACCCCAAGCATGACTTGAAATTAATAAGATGAATAAATTTGACTACATGAAACTAGGGTTACTTTTTGTTGCAGTGACCCTTTGTTGGGTTTCTATGATTTTTTAAACTGCGAACCCGACGCAGTCCTTAATAACAGATCGGGTGGAGAAAGAAATGGCACGTTCAAAGTGTGGTAGCTGTGGGTCTGGAACATTTGAGTTGGTGCAACAGTCAGGTATTAAGAACTCAAAGTTTAAATTAAATTTCGTTCAATGCTCATCATGTGGTGTGCCTGTAGGTGTTATGGAATATTACAACCTTGGGGATAAGCTTGAGGATATGGAAAAGCGTATTAAAGCTATTGAGTCCACCACCGCAAATATTGATGGCAATGTAGTTGTTGTGGCTGGACTAGTAAAGAAAAAGAAATAGCTATTCTTAAATTAAATTTTTACTATTAAGCAGACCTTTTTTTTGGAGTTTTCGACCTTTTTTTGTAAGGTTATTTGATGTATTGCGACCGAATAAATCAGCTTCAATCTTGTTTATGTTGTGAATAATTTTTTCTGCACTTTTGACGCCAGCATTAATATATTCGATTACCAACTTAAGTTTTTCATTGTGATCTAACATTGCGATACCCCTTCCAACCCACCACCACGGTGGGTTTTCTTTTGTCTATTAAAACATAAAAATTCTTACAGCTATAATTTTATATAACTTTAGATATATTTTAATTGCTTTTCTATTGACTATAAAAATAACTATAGTTATATTTATCTCACAGACATTAAAAAAGCACTCAAAGGGTTCGAAGACTTGAGTGCTTTTACAGAAACTGCGAGATCAGTATGAAACAAACCGCATCACATAGCAATACACCCAAGTTTGACCAACACAAAAGTCAAACATCTCAAATTCTTTACCAAGAACCAAACTTGGAAGAAATGCATCAAAAACATAACCGAGCTGTTGAGTTCTTAAAAAACTTCTCAGCTGTCACCCTTCTACTACTTAGCATCTTTGGTTTGGCATTAGTCATGCTCAAGGGCTGTGCTGACGATGTTGAGCATCAGCAAGCAATGGCTGTGAAGCATCAAATTCAGTTTGGAGGTGTGAAGTGAGCACATCAGCCCAAAAGTTCTCTGAGTTCATCAGCCAAGATGACGAAGGCAACATTCGTATGCGTTTAGGCCATTCAACCTACTTTGAAAAAGGTCGCCATATCTATGTGATCAATAAGGATGGTACCGAACAGCTAATCACGCTTGAGGTTCATGCAGCTAAACCTTGGATTCGTGAAAACTTTGAACGTGAACGTGCATTTCAACGTAAGAAGAACTTAGCAATCGCCCTACAACGTACACACATTCCACTCAGCGAACGCAGAGCTTTTAAGCGTCGCATGGGATGGGTTGGTGCGAGATAAGGAGAAGAACATGGCTATACCTATTATTCCAGCAGACCAAGCATTAAACGTAAGCGCGATTATTACTTACATCTATGCAGATCCAGGGCTTGGTAAAACGTCTCTAGGCTTTACAGCAGATAAAGCAATTTCGTTTGACTTTGACCGTGGCGCACACCGTACTGGTGAACTTCGTCGCGGAGCTGTTGTTCCAGTTCAGCAGTGGTCAGATATTGAAAACATTACTGAACAAGATCTAGCACCGTTCAATACTGTTGTTATTGATACCGTTGGCGCAATGCTTGAATCCATCAAGACACATTTACTTAAAACAGCAAATAACCGTCAGCAAGATGGTGCACTCAAGTTAAAAGCCCAAGGCTTAGCAAACATGAAGTTTAAGCAATACATCAATACACTTTTAAGCTTTGGTAAGGATGTTGTTTTTATTGCCCACGCCTCAGAAGACCAAAGTGGTGATCAGATCATCTACCGTCCTGAGCTTGGTGGTAAGAACCGAAATGAACTTTACCGTATTGCAGACATCATGGGTTATTTGACCACTG